TCAAACCAAGGATCATATGGTATTTTATAAGGTTTTGGATATCCCATTTAAAAACTCCCGAATGGATTTGATTCTGTAAAGTCAACAATAGAGTCTGCTTCTGATTCAAATATGTCACCTTCATTGTATTTATCGGTAGTATCATCCTCATTAAATCTTGAAAGACTGTATATTGCACCAGATGATAGTCCTTTTATGTCTTCACCAGCGAAGAACCCTGTAATTGTTCCCCCAATACCAATATTTGAAACAGAGAGAATATCTGTGTCCGTATCCCAATTTTTGACTCTTGCTTGAGTTCCTGAACGCATTCCCTGAACAATCTCATTAAATTCAAAATTACCAGTTCCATTAATTGTCTCTGGATCAGATATTGTAACTGTAGGTTGAAGTGTATATCCTTTTCCTGCGTTCTGTATGTATATTGATTTAACTTCATTAAATCCTGCACTATCTACACCTATTGAAGCAATACCAACTGCCTTATCAGCAGCAGTTCCACCCGCAGGATTAGATACTGTTACTGTTGGCACTGTTCCAAAACCAACACCACTATCAGACATAGTAAATCTTACAACACCTTGTGATGATGTTTCAATTGAACAAGTTGCTGCTGCACCCGTACCACCGCCACCAGAAATTGTTATAATGGGAAGAGTTGTATAATTTGCACCTGCATTTGTCATAAGAATTTTTTCTATTGACCTCACACCTGCTCTTTCTGTTGTAAAGGCAACTGCAGTCGCATTATCACCTGCTAGACCACTAGGAGAAGTACTGATTGCAACCGTAGGAGTGCTTGTAAATCCTGAACCATCATTATTTAAAAATATCTCACGAATATATCCTGTTCCACGAGATACAGTTGCTTGTGCAGTACGACCAACACCAACTAATTGAAGTGTGGAGATATATCCTTCTTCTTGAACCTGAGTATCAATAGCATCAATTGAAGTATCGATAACTTCGTTCTCATATTCAAATAACTCACATTTTAGTTTGTAAACATAATTTTTACCTAATTGATAGAAAGGTTCTTCATGTTCTACAAATTTAACTTCAAATAATCTTTGACCAAGTGGAAAAAATACTAAGTCTCCTTCTCTTGGTCTTGATGCTAATTCTATATCATCAGATGCAGTCATGAAAGGTGCTATAAAATCTTCAAACCTTTCTTTTGAAATTGTTAATTCTACTTCATCTCTTAGACTCATTCCAAATTTTGTTAATACATCACCTGCACCAGAATAACCATCATATGAATTGACATATGCTTCTAATACAAAATTATCATCAAATTTTGATGATTGTACTTCTTCTATAATTGATTGTTTATTTACATACTTACGAGGAATATATGTGATATCTAATCCATATATTTTTAGTTGTTCATTTATAAGATCCTGAACTAATCTCTGCTCAGATTGGGAACCATGTAAAAAGTAGGAATTTCTTGCCATAGTATCATCCTATCATATCAAGAGGAGGAGTTTCATATTCCTGCTGCATTCTTTGTTTGATTGAATCTAAATCTCTTATAGCATCATCATATATTTCTCTTCCATTTAATTCTATGCCACCTGGTAATTTAGTTCCTCTAAATTTAATCAAATTTTGTCCCCATTGTCTTTTAATTAATGCTGTCAAATATAATTTTATGAATGGATCGTTATAAACTTGGGTAAATGTATCAGGGTCAAGAGCACGAAAACAATCGATTACCATAAAATCACCTAATTGTTGTGCACCCCAATCAATGTCTAAGTATAATCTATCTTGTCTCTGATTAAATCTTATTTGTTTTTCTGTTGTTAATAAATGATCTATATCTTCTAAGTAAGTTTTTGTCATTGCATATTGCAATAAATTTACTGAATTAAAATAATATAGGTCATTTAAAAATAATTGATATTTAATACTAAACATTCCACCCGATATGGAACTAGTATCAAACTTAAATATTTTATTTACTCCTATTACGTGATCTGGAACTGCTAAAAAATTTGAACTTTCGTAAAAATTACTTGTAACTGCACCATATCCACTTACATTTTGTGTTCCAGTGGTAGTAACAATTCCTACACCATCTGTTCCTTTTCCTGTACCTCTATCAATATCCTCTTGAGTAATTTTATACTTAAGAAACATTCTCTCAATACCATTATAATGACGTTCATTATAGTACTGAATTGTATCGTCAACTAAATCGTCAACCTGATCATCATCAACATTTATTTCCAATACTGGTGCACCCAGTTTACGAAAACAATAGTCGATTAATCCTTGTCTAGTTGATGGTTTAGCCATTATTCACCTTTATGATTTGCTATTTGCTCAAGAAGTTCATTTCTTTCTTTTTCAAAATCATTTCTTAGAGTTTGTAATTTTGCCTCTAATAATACGTTTTGATTTAATGCTGCTGCTAATTTAGAATTATATAAATTGATGAGAACATTAACATCCACTTCACTGTTTTGCATTTTTTAAAAAGTTCCTCCGTCTAGGGTTGAAGTCCAATGTGGTTTATTTGTATATACCACTGTAACAGTATTAGGTACAGATGACAAGTTAAATATGGCACCATTGTTACCTTCTTTACGTAAATTGTTAGAAGTATTGAATGTTCCTTCAACACCGATTAGATTTACTGAGGCAGAACCAGTAACACTAGTCTCAACAACACCAAATGCACCTGTGCTATCTTGTTTAATAATATCACCTGCAGCTGCAGTGATAGCAGCATTTAGAGCGAGTGTATTTTTAGTTATTGCTGTTAATATCTGTTTTGATGTTACAACTGGTGATTGAGGATTATTGGTAGACTGCTGTAGTCCTTCACTATCAAACCAAACCACACCACCTGAGTTAAAGTCCCCTGACTGATAGTAGATACCTTTAATATCAAGGAAACCTTTTGTTCCAGCAACTACACTGTTTGATATAGTTGCATCAGGAACATATGTCCATCTTCTACTGTCATCACCGTGTGTTCCGTGATTGCCAGCACCAGCAGTGCTTGATGCAATTGAACTATCATCAAATCCAAAGAAACCTTCTTTTGCATTTGCGGTTCCAACACCAACGTTATAAGTGTAACTTAATCCACGGTCAGTATTGGTATCTATTGCATGAGTAACTGTTAATTGTTGACTAGTAGCGATACCTGCAACTGTTACACCTTGGAATGTTAATGTCTTAGTACCTGTATTAACATTTGTAATCGTTGTAATACCACTTAATGATAAACTTCCATGCTGTATAGTATCATTAACATTGATTCCTATTATCGAATCAACTACAACTGTAGATGCACCTGCGTTCACAGTTTGCATAACAGTTCTTGAACTAGTAGCATCACCAACTGATAGTATAGGATCGTTTACAGTTGCTTGTGTGGAGTTAATTGTTGTAGTTGTACCATCAACTTGTAAGTTACCTTTGATGATAACATCACCTTCATTACTTAATCCATCTGGAAATGGATCGATGAATAGTTTAGTAGTACCACCCAGAGTTTGAATGCTATTATTACTAATTTGAACTTGTCCAAGAGTAGCATTGCTTCCCTGAACAACTAATTGACCACCAACAATAACTCTAGTTGTATCGAATTTTACATCTGCTCCAGCAAATTTTAACTGATCATCTCCATTCTCATCATATTCAATGGTTGCATCTGCAGCTGATGTTCCATTTGCACCTCCACCAAATCCAAGTTTGGTGTCATCGGGAACCATTACCTCACCAGATCCATTTGGATTGAAGATTATATCTCCATCTGTATCAGTAGAGGATAAGGTATTTGCATCTAAAGTTAAGTTATCTACATTCCAAAGATCTATTTTTCTACTACTATCAAGTACTGCTACAATACCACCGTCACTATTTCTTGCGTTTGTTACACCATTCAAAGCACCAGGTGTGTGCTCCATCATGGATGTATAGTAATGTCCACCTACTGGATTGACGTTTGTACCGTCATCTCCTAAAAATATTCTATCTTTGTATTGGTTTGTGCCACCATATTGACCTATACCAGTCACATACGCCATTTCACCCCAATTCAAACTAGCAGGTTTGGCCGTACCCGATGATCGTTTGATTCTAATTATACTAGCCATTTCAGAAATTTCCTCCGTTGATGTCTAAATTCTGTGCTGCACCTGGCGTTAATTCTAAAGTCGCATCAAATTTACTTGTTGCACCATTATATACAAGCACCATACCATTTTGCAAGGCACCAGTTATGTTCACATCACTTAATTCCGCTAAAGATAGGGTCTGGGCACCTGCCAGTGATGAGATCACTTTTGTGGCACTTTGCTGTCCTACTCTGACTTTTATATCTGCCATCTAAAAAAAAATAAGTATTCAGATCTAAAAAGTATTTATATTTACTAAGACGTTATCTTTGAAGCAAGATCATTTAACATAGATTTAAGATTTTCAATCTCATCTTTCATAGAATCAATCTCTGCTTTTTTAATGATATTTCTCTTTTTATCTTCAAGATAACTTAAATATGAACTATTATCGCAATTAATAATAGCACCCGTGTTTTCATCACGAAACAAATTTTTATGTCCTTCTACTGGTATCATAATACTTTATGCTAATGCGATTGCTCTAAAGTCTTTTAGACGAATTGGAACAGATTCGTTAGTAGATGACATTACAATCTTAATTTTAAATCCGTTAAACTCTTCTAATTCATCAATACTGAATTGATACTCAGAGAATTCACCTATACTATCTGCAGTAACAAAAGCATCTGGTCTACCATCATTCATAGCGACATCAATGATTTGATCTCCAAATCCATCACCAGAAGTGTCAGTCATATTTTTATAACCTGGAAATGGTCTATAAGTTTGAGATATTCCACTTGAATCAAAACTGAATAAGCGATAAAATACTCTGAAATCTGCTTCTGGTTGTCTACTTGCTGCAACAAGCACCTTAAGAGATGTGGCAGGATTTTTTAATGTTACAAGTTTAGATATGAATACTGAACCATGTGGATCACCTCTCAATGCTCTAGGTTTTTCATTTGATGCATAGTTTTCAATACCAATTGGATTATTAATTTTATTTCTACCTAAAATAAAGGTTGCATTCTTAACATCCAAAACTGGTGATAAGTTAGAATCAGTTGATGACATATTTACATTTAATGTCAAAGATTTATTTTTTGGTAAAGTAGTTAATCTCTCTGCTTCATTTGTTAATGATGCAACTATTCTAGGAGATGAAAGGAATGCAGTTTTATTTAATGTAACTGGTTCAAATCCTTGATCTATAAACGATACTTCATTACCTCCAGAACTTGTACCACTAACTGTTCTTATATTAGTATTAACATTTGTAGATTTACCAGGTGTAATTACATTAAGTTGAGGATTAATTGTACTGAACTGATGATTCTGGGATATTTGAACATTCTTTCCACCAAATGCTTTTTCATTAGAGAAACAAATCAGTTTGTCACCTGTTCTATTTGCATCTAAAGCTGTAACATCAACTTTTAGATAGTAGTTGTCTATTCCATCATCTAATGTTGTTATATCAAACGATGTGTTAATACCTACAAGAGAGATACCTCCAGATTCATAAGTTTGAATATCAGCACCTGCATCATGAGATGTTGGTGTGGTGTTAAACTGACCTCTAACAATATTTAATTTGCCTGATACACCAGCAGGAATTGAATAAGTTACAAGTTCACTTCCTATTAACGCTGAACCAGTTGTTGTGGTTATGCCATTGAATGAAGTAAATGGTGTTGAATCAACAATTTCAACCTCTGTTGAATCAGATGCTATTGTTGATGTTGTTTGAACTTTTAATGTGTCTGGTTTTACATTTTTAACTAATACCTTATTATTCGCACCATGATGTGCATGATTATATTGAGTAACCTCAAATACGTCACCAGTATATAATTCACCATTAACTGTTGATGATGCAATTTGGGAATTTGTTATCAAACTCTTTGGTGTTGTATTACCATTAGTATATTTTACAAGTTTTCTATTTACAGTAAACTGTGAACCTTGAACATTAGTTAAGAATATTGTATCGAATTGAGTGTTTATAACCGATACTGTACACTTAAATCCAACACCACTTGTAATATCAGAGTCACTAGCGTTATCTATTGTCAATACATCTCCAACTTGATATCCAGTTCCAAGTGTTGTAATACTAATCCCACTTATTGCTCCAATAACACCATCAACTGCACCAACTGTTATAGTAGCGACTGCACCAGAACCACTTCCTGTTAAAGATTTAAGAGGCACAGCAGTTATGTTACCAGAACCAGGATAACCAGAACCATTTGTAACGATTGATGTTGAAGAAGATGAACTGATAGATGATCCTTGACCTTCAATAATACCTGTTATGGAATTATCATCATTAGAATTGATTCCGTCAACTATAGCGTTAGTTGCGTCAGCCATCGTAATCTTATCACCTATACCTAAATTTGCATTAATACAATCAGATGAGGCAGATCCTGATGCAAGACCAATTTTAAGTTTTCTTGGTAGAGCATGAACTGGATTGTCAGATAGTTTTTGAGAATTTAAGTTACCTGGAGTGACTGGTGTATTATAAAATGTAGTAGTTCCAGATTCTACAAAAGATGCCTTACGTAACTTGAATGTTAAATCTTCATATTGACTTGGTGTCCAAATTGTTCCATTTTGCGATTTAAATAAACTACCGCCAATATACTGTTTTGATACCACAACATCTTCTACATCAGGAAGAAGAGTTGTTCTTACTGTTTTCTCACCCATACGAGCCACCCACATTTCATATAAGTCTGATGCAGGTGATAAAAATACGATTGCATATTCCTTATCTGGTTCTAGATAAACAGGAGATGGGAAACTAATTGTGGTAGGGACTGATGCGTCATCAGATATATTAACTTGATTTGGATTTAACGCTACCTGAGTATAATTCTGTACAAGGAATTCTGTAGGTGTACCAAGTTCCATATGTCTAAGTTCTACGAATACTTTAGCATTTGGATCCTTAGAAGCAAAGTATACATCAAATGAAGTTAAGAACGCTCCTGTTTCATCAACTCTAAATGATTGAGCTAATGGATCTCTATGAGGTGCCCTAACAAATTTTGTATCTATAATATCTGTTTTAACGTTTATTCTCTCAGTAAATGAATTAGCTCTCTGAGGAGGTGCTGCAGGGTTTCTAACCTGTACGTTAGCATTAGTTTGTGTGACAATAACCCCAGTGCCTGTAAAGACTCCTGAAGCGTCACTAGCGAGTGCTGTAGAACCTGTTAATTGTATTGAACCCTCAGAAGCAGCAGTTACTCTAAAAGTTTTTGCACCAGTTCTAAAAGTAACTGGTGGTTTAGGAGTTGTATTTGCATCTCTAAAGAAGAATGAACCAATTACATCACCCCAGTTATCAGATACTAAATCTATACTGGTGATTTTTGCAATCGCACCACTGGTTTCACCAATTATCAATGCACCTTTTACAGCATATCCATAGTATTTTTCCTCACTTGCCAATGAACTAACATCAATATTAATTAATTTTGATGTTGCAGAATATGTATCTGAAGGTGCTGGTCTTGAAGAATCATAAGGATCAACAGAGTAATTCTCAACACTAACAGATGGTGTTCCTAATCCAGCACCAACATCTGGTCTTGAACTATCACCAAATTTATGATTTGGTCTCTGAATTCTAACATAACCTATTTCTGGATCATCACTTAAACTGACTAATTCAATTCTTGCATCTTCAAAGATAGTAAACGAACCAGAAACCATTTCAATTTCTATTAATTTTGGAACGATATCGGGTGATTGACTATCAAGATAGTGGAAATGTTTAGTAGATGGTTTAAGACCATTTGCTGAAAAGTATACATTTCTAGATCTCATGAATGGATCTACTTGACTATCAATTTTTGTACTTTCTATGTAATCTCTCTCTTCTGCAGCACCTACTAAAGTATTGGTAAATTGTCTTTCTACTTTTAGTGTTTGTCTATTGGTTTGTACAGTATCGATTTTTAACTGAGGATACATGTCAGTAACTCTTTGTCTATTGGTTATATCTTCTTTTACAACCGTGGTGGTAACAACATTTGATTGTTCAGCCCAAGTATTACCTGTTGATTCAACTCTATAATTATCCAAATAAATGGTTCTTGACCAATTATCTGATGGTGGATCTAAAAGAATTCCACCTGCAAATGTAATAACATTAAATGGGTTTACATTTTCTACTCTTGTTGCTTGTGGTTGATCAATCCAATCAATTTCAGTATAATCGAGAGTTATTAAATCACCTGTTTTTTTACAGTTTGAATCTAATAATTGTAAATTAGAGTTTAAGTCAGCAGATGCAAGTTCAATGTTTGGATTTAGTGCAAGTTCTGCTCTCATAGACCAGAAATCAACCGCACTTATTAATTCTCTAGTTTCTACATTGACATCACATTTAGAACCTCCATCACGACTGAAATCAATAAAACTTCTATTTTTAAAGTTATTAACTACAAAACCTGTTTTGAATCTATTAAGACCATCAGCATCTTTAACTTCTATAGTTTTAGTATCTAATTCTAAAGCACTTAATGATGTGAATTCCTCTAAATTTTCAATTCTTTTTTCTAAAGAACCAATATCTCTCATCGTAAAACGACGATTATCAAACATTCTTATTTGAGGTTCTCTGACAGTATCATACAAATATGGAGGCAATGTAATCTGAGCAATTTCCATTGCATTACCAACTTCTGTAGGAGGAGAAGGTTCCTCAGATGATACTCCTTTGATTAATTTTACCTGTTCATATTCATCAATAACAAGTCTATCAATACGTGGGAGATAGAAACTATATCCAATAATAGAACTTTCATTTGGTGTAATTACAAATGGATTAGTCTCTTCAAATTCACGACTAGAGAATGCAAATGGTGATGCATTAGTTGCAGTAAACTCTTTTACTCTTGGTCTTGAATCTAGAATATCAGTTGCTCTATCGCCTGTTATGTCTGCTATATCTTTTGAATATCTATCAGAGGTAAATGAATTTACTGTAAATAAATCACCTTTATTTCCTGTTGGTACTTCATACTGGTCAAATATAACCAATAATCGTTTTGCGGGAATCGCAGATCCTTCTTTTCGTACAATTCTTGAATAATCTGATATTTGCTTGGTATGTCCTTGGTCTAGTAGGTAATTATCAGTTCTATCAACGTAGTTTCCGTTTACTACTTCTTGAGCAGTAGCGGTTATAGATGATTCTTTAAATTTAATATTTTCATTAACAATAAATCTATTTGCATTTAAGTAAACAAAACTTATATCAGTTGCAGTTCTTTCTACAATTTGACCTATTGCTCTACTTTCTTCACCACTTATTTTTTCACCAACAACTGATGCAGTATCTAGATTTAATCCTGATACAAATTTCAACTTATCATAAACTGGTTTAGATGTATTTTTTGATTCATAAATTGCAATTATTTTATTTACATCTGGCACATTTAGAGAAATCTCTTCATCTTCAATTCTTAGTCCGTATGAATCATTCGTGGTCAAACTAGAATCTGCAGATAAACCTGTCGTTCTTGTAACTTCTAATTGTTTACTTCTCGTATAATTTTTTGATTTACTGGTAACTCCAATTTTTTTAAGTGTTACATTTATTGAGCAAGTTGTATTTGTTTTAGTTAATCCTGTAAATGAAACATCATTACCACCATTTGTGATTGATACTTTATCTTCTGTTAGTGGCTCAACGGTACCATCACTATATGTTATAGTATATTTTTCTGCATCAAATGGTTCAAAGAATGCACTTGTGAGACCTACATTCGCATCTAAAGCATCCTGAGACGTTATTGATAATGTATTTGTACCACTTGTACTCTTTCCTGTTACTTGAGTGGTAATTACTAAATTAGAATTAGAAGAATTTAGATTTGAGATATTTCTTCTAGGTAATTTAGTATACAATCCAGCATCATCAATATTTGATATTAATGGAACTCTTGCACGAAATACACCAGTTGTCGAACCAGCACTTACAATAGCACCATTATTAACACCTGTAACACTATTAACCGCAGTTAATGTTAATGTCTTACCATCATTGCTTATATCAGAAATCTTATTATAAACAGGATCAGTGAATCCACCTGCAGCGTAAGATATAATCGCATCTGTATTAATACCCACCTTACCAGCAAAATTACGTCCTGGTATTGAAGCAGTATTAAATGAACCAGCAATTTTACTAACATTTAATTGATCTGATGGAGAAAATCCTTGTAAAACACGGTCATATAAAACTGAATCTGCTAAAAAATCTGATACTAATCCACTTCCAGAAATATTATTGGCATCTTGATAAACTCCTTTAATATCAAATACTGTATATGCATTAATTTTTATTATAGATGATTTTGTAGTAGTTGTTTTCTCATTATATATTAACTGTTCTCCAACTATAAAAGTACCAGAAGTAGTTGATACATTAATTTCATCTGCAGCACTTGTTCCTGAAATTTCTGCCAAGTATCCTATAGCACCACTAGATAAACCTCTAACTCTAGTTCCTTTTGCTTGTGATGATACTAAATTAGATATTTTTAGTGTAGTATATGTTTGTATATCAAATAAATGTAAATCAAATTGAGTTGAAGATCCTGTATATGGTGCATCTGATACAGCAAATGAATAAACTCTTGCTTGTCCTATTTTTAATCCATTTGGACTACTACCACTCAACCTCTCATTATAAAGATCAACAGTATTTGTATTATCTCCACCTAAGTTGATATATGGTGTTCCAAATACATTATTTACTCGAAGCAAACTACCCATGCTAAATGGTATAGATGCAGAGTCTACATCTTTGACATCTCTTGGTTTATCAACATCTAAAACAGTTGTGCCATTTAGATATACATCATATCCCTTCACATATGCTTTACCTGGTGATAATTTAACACACATGGTATCTTCTGAAGGTTTATTGCCTTCATCAGTTAACTGATCTTCAGTATATAATCCATCTGATTCAATTTCATCATTTAATGAATTTTGTAAATTAACACGGAATGGTTCTACAGAATAATTTCCAGACTCGTCGTAAGTTCTTTTAGCAAAATATTTTTTAATCTGCGAGTATACTGAATCGTCTTGTAATTTCTTAGTTACACCTTCACTAACTTTGAATAGTTCAACAAAAGAAGTATCATTGAAATCATTTATAGATTTCTTGGATAATTTGACTGATATTTTAAATCTATCAGCACCAGGTGCAGCGTAATTAGTAAATCCTTTTGCATTATCAAACAAAGATGAATCATCATTAGCATTTACCACTTCTTCAAGAATATCAAATCCAACTCTATATGATGGATTGTTATCATAAGGATCTAATATTAATAAAGATGTTGGTACATCGACAAAAGTACCACGAACAAAATATACACCTTCACTTACTCCAAAGGCAGAACCTGTTGCAGAAGCATTTTCTAATGCTAAAGTTAATACTGTTTCACCTACATTTAAAGTAGTGTTCCCGTAAGTTACACTTTCCTCTAATATGAGAACTTCACCATTTGGAAAAGAAACACTTTGCGAATCTGTTCCAGATTCATTATATTTTACAAAAATAGTAGGTTCACTTACACCTTCATTAGGTGGAAGAACATAATTTTTTATAGTTGCAATAATGCCAGAATTTTGACCTCTTACTCTTGTACCTTTACCATTATTTTTTGCAATTATACTATCTAAGTAAATTGAAACGTCTAAACCAAGATGGTTTGGATTAATTTTACAAGAAAAATAAGTTGTATCATACTCAATGCCACCTGGTATGACCATCGAACCTTCTTTGAAGATATGTTTTCCAAAGGATTCAACCTGATTTTGTAATATTGATTGTAATCCAGATAATTCTCTTGCCTGTACTGGACTTCCAGGTTTAAAAAGAACTTTATAAAAATTTTTTGCCTTATCAAAGTCGTCATAATAAGGACTTATATTTAGATTTGTCTTTTGTGGCATTTTAGAACTCTAGTATGATTTTTATATCCTCTTTTTGTCGAGTGCTTCTTACAATTTCTGGTCTATTGTCTAAGTAAATTATTTGTCCCGACCCTTTATTTATCTCAGAATTAGATAACCCTGCTTGAAACCTAGTTCCTAAGTTAATAAGTTTATTACCAGTTGGATTAGTGGAGATACCTGAAAAATTAACCGCTATACTACCCGAAAATCCTGATTTTTCACCATTTATATTATTTCCTGTTGGTGCAGGAGCACTTTCAAATTGATATATTCTTGCAGCTGTAGTTATTCCAACATAATCTGTATGATCGTATGATGTATTATTAAAATAAAGTGACCTGTCTCTAAAGTATTTTAAAACTTTAGTGTCTTTATCAAAAGACGCAACAAATCCTGTAGCAATTTTTCCTGCGTTTGGAGTTATTGTCAATAATTGATTTATTTTTTCACCAACTTCTGGTGTACCATTGAAACTGTCTGTAAACTTCACCGCCTGTAATGATGAAAATGTATTATCATCATAGATAGTTGTAGTTCCAGACTTAGTTGGATTTTTTACAACCCCAACCTGTGCAAATGTAGTATCACTTGGAAAATCTTTTGTGGAATCATCAAATCTACAATAAATTATAACTTTATCTGTTCCTAATTCAGTGTAAATATCATCTCCATGACCTTTACCAGGTGGAATCACAGGTATTAATTTTGCCTTTCCATTTGTTGGAACATTAGAATTTAAAGTATCTAAGTCAACAATACCATAAGTATACTCTTTTCCACCAGAACTTACAGTTATATTCGTGATAGTTCCACCAACAACATCTACTCTCGCTTTTGCACCTGTTCCATCGCCCAATATATTTACCTCTTGAGATAAACCATTCTTATAATTGGTACCACCATTCTCAATATAAACATGTTTTATTTGATTTAGATTCACATCAGAATTTGCATTTTCTCTTACTGTCCTTATTTGAGAATCAGTTGATGATGACCAATCATTTGGAACAGTAATGAATTCTGTTGAATCAAATTTTATTATGTCACTTGGGGATACTGTAAATATATACTTCCACCTATACCCATCACCACTATTACCTGCTTTTGATGGTTCTAAATCAGTAAATGTAGGTTCGTCTTGAGATACATTTCCTAAAGGATTAGTTCCAGATGAACCATTATCAATACAAACATAGACTTTAAACTCAGAGTTCATAACATAATAATTTGCATCATATAATCTATTGGATTTTGTTATAGGACTTTGATTATCAGCACTATAATCATCTCTATAAATTTCATATCTATTACCAGATACCCAATCTACTCTTCTAATAAGTCTTCTTATATTGCCAGAGGATACTTTTTTACCAAACATCATCGTATCACCAGCATGTTTTCGATAAGAAAAACTATCTATTGGTGCAGGAGTGTTTGTATTCCAACCTGTTGATCTACCAAATCCTACTAAACTTTCTGCTCCAGTTGGATTTGCTAGTCCTAAAAATACATAATATGAATTATTTGTATCTTCTACTGACGCTACAAAATTATTAGCATTTAAAATTCTAAATTGATCAGTAACAATTGCCGACATCGTATCTAAACTTTTCTTTTCCTTTTATTTATAGTGGTTTACCATATCAAGTTAAAACAGCCCTAATTGAACCACTAGATCTGTGCCCACGCTCACCAATATTATCATAACTCTTTCTTTGTATTGTGGGGAAAGTTGTGAGTCCACTATTTACGGTCAATCCAGTAACACCAATAGAAATTGGATTACTCGAACGTGCCACATCATTACCATACAATCTACCCCAACTTAGAGTTCCTAAACTTGTAGTTAATCCAATTATGGTAGGATCAAAGAACCCTTCAGTATTAATACCACTAATAGAACTAGCACTATTTGTATGTACATGACATACGACAGTTCCATTTGAACCGTTAGATGTTATAGAATGAACAACGTAAACATTATCAAGGAAAGTTGTGCCAACGCCAACGACTGATGCATTACCAGGTTCTACAGATGTAAGTCCATTTCCCACTTTTGTATCAGTAATTAGAATTGGATATCCTACTTTTAGTGTATTTGCTTGAGCAACATCATACTCACTGTTACTATTTTTGGTTACTGCGTAGTAATCAAACCTAAGTGCTGGACCTCCACCACTTCTAGTAGTTTGAGTAATGCCAGTGATAATTCCAGTGTAACCTTGGAAATTAGATATTCCAGTTAATTTTTCTGTTTTAAATTTAGGTAGATCGATTATTACCTCTGGTGGATTACCAGAACTATATCCCAATCCAACATTAGTTACCGTATGTCCAGTTATTTGTCCATTTGTAACAGTTAGAGTTGCTGTTGCTGTTGTTCCTACACCAACACCAATCCCAGAAGGTGGTGCTGCTATTCTTACGTTTACTACACCTTCATACCCAGAACCTTGTTCAGTAATGTTTAGAGAAGAAACATATTTTTGAGTACCAACTCCAGCAATAACTGCTTCTGCAGATGCGGGAGTATGAATCTCACCAGATGTAATCAAAGCATCAACTGAGTCAACTGTAAATCCAGAATACTTATTCTCATAGAATAATGAAATAGCATCGTCAACAAATATTCCATCATTATTTCCAGTACCCTTTCCAGATATAGTTGACAAATCTCCAATTATTTTTGATGTAGGATAAATTTGAGGTTCTAATATAGATCTTGATGTGTCAATTACCTGACCATTAATCTTAATAGCAGTTTTTTGTTTTGTCCATCTCACTGGTTTTTCATGAACTTCATCAATACCTAAACCTGTGTAGATATCAGTATCAAGTAAATCTGTATTAAGAATTTCTTTTACTATTCTTTCACCAGATTGTGAAGTTGTTATTCCAGGTAGAGAATCATTTTTAAAGACTTTTAAATTATCACCTATTTTTATACTTTCAGAGACATTTTCAATTTGAACATCTATACCATCAATTCCCTTATAAAAGTAAATATCAACTTTATCATTATCATTAAGACCACTACTAGACTCACCACTAGGTGGTTCTGTAAATGAGAATGTAGTTCCACCTTGGAATTGATATGCTTCACCAGGTTTCTGTAACACACCATTAATAAAAATCAGTAATACAGCATCTAAGTCAATTAAAGCAGAACGTGGATCAGTTAATACTTTTTCAAAACTCAATAATTCACCATTAAAGAATAATGGGAATCTTGTTCTTACACCATCTTGAAGAATTTTAATACTATCAATAGCATCTAGTTCACCAAATTGCCAAGCAGAGAATTTATCATTAAATATTTCTAATACTTCTAATTCAAATTCCTGTATTGGTGATGTTAAGTGAGCAGCAGTGACTAATCCTACAGGTTTGAATTTATCTCCTTTTTTGAATGAGTGTCCTGCTCTTGCAATTTCAAAATCTTTAATTTGGAATGTTGTAGATCCAATTCCAACAGTGGTTGATGCAGCACTAACTCCAACATTTAATAATAGATTTAATCCAGTATCAGTAGTAGCACCAACTCCCAATCTAGATACACCCACAACTTCAAGATTCTCATAAACTGGTTCAGGTATGATTATTTCTGGATTTACATAACCTCTACCTGTATCAACTATATTAAAGGATAGGGTACCTCCAACACCCACAGTTGCCTCTACAACTGCACCTGTTCCTCCTCCACCACCTTGACCAACATTTATTATAATTGTATCTGTTGTAGTTGCTATTATAGCAGTTTGTATTCCAGCAATAGGATCAGAGTTAGGGAAACTTGTTTTAGATACTGCACGAGGATATGGATGGTTTGAGAAGTAATTATCTTTAGAACATTGGAATATTAATCCACTAGTATCAATACCAACTGTATCACTTGTTGTTAATGTATGACTTGGTATTGTTAGTATAAGTTTACCTGAATGTGATTCATAAACTGCGTCAGTTGCAGTAAACGCATCTCCAGCAAAAGTACCTTTTCTTATTGAACCAATACCTGCACTTACAAATTTATGTACGTATGCAATGTCAGTAACACCTATCGCAACACTACCTCCTCGATAACCAGAACCAAATGTTAAATCTTCATAGAATTCATATGCATAACCACCACCTTGATAAGTATGTGGTATTGTGCTGGCACCTGCTCTTACCTCAAAACTTCTCTCAGATACAATACCAACAACAAATAATGGTCTTTCGTGGTCTTGGAAGATGGTTGTTGTAACTCCAACATATCCACCACCACCAATTGTTTGAACTGCAGTGGCAGTTGCTGAAACAAAGGTATGAGGATAAACATCACCTGGATTAGATGCACCAACATTTACTCTAAATGTATTTGTAGTAACGTTGCTTACTGTTAAATATTGATTTGCAGCAGGGTCAGTTGCTCTTGGATAGTATTTGGTTGATACATTACTGTCTAATGTACATGTGAACCCGATTGAATCTGTTTCAAGAACTACAGCATCACCATTTACTAACCCATGATTTGCAATTGTTATTGTAGAGATACCAGTTACACCGTCGTAAGTAGCATTAGTAGGTTGTCCAACGACAGTCTTAGGACATCTAAATTCTAATCCCTTTAATTTAACTGAAGTGGGTCTATCTAATGCAAATCCATGAACATCATTAGTTGTGACAGTGATTATTCCAGTATTATTATCATAATCAGCAGTTTGAATACCTATATTGAATCCCGATGATGTGCCAATACCTACAATACCTGTCAATTCACCATCACTATTTTTCTCTGCCCTTACTTTAGCACCATTTAATGGAGCATATCCTGTACCTTCAGTAGAACCAAGAGAAACGATAAGACCACCTCTAGGTATCTGGTTTTGATTAATATCAGAGTCTGATACTATAAACTGTCCATTTTCAGAAGTTATGCCTGTAAATCTAATTGTTGAAACTCCAGCAGTTGTATCAGCAAGAATATCGTAATTATTTGGATTTCCTGTATTATTGTTTGTATCTGGAGTTTGGAAAACTCCATTTATGAATACAACTCCATTTCCTAATCCAATACCTGCAGATGTATGTGCTCCACCAACTTTTAAATCATATGCTGTGGTAAGACCAGTAAAAGTATCTGAAATATCATCAAATAACATATTTGTGGTATAATCTTGTCTTAAGAAAGTTCTACCACTAAAGTTTGCTTTTACGAAAGGTATTTCACTATCAGTTCTTCTTGAACGAGTATTTCCTTTAGGTGGATCAATAAAATGAATATCACTATCAACAATATTAAATGATCCTCTATTTACCCTGATAGTATCACCATTAGTGTGTGAAGTAGCAGCAATTCCTAGAACACCTCTTTCAACTCTAACTGTTGGTATTGTTGAAATTCCTAGAGAAATATTTAATTGATCATCTATCTTTTCACTTCCATCTGATGTACTTGAAAAACCAACTTCAATAATTTTCATATATTCATTGTCAATTTTTAATACATCGAATGTTGATATTGAACTAATACCACTCAATGAGAATTGTGTAGTTGCAGCACCGATGTTTACATCTAATGTATAATTTAAATCTGTAAATGTAATCGGTTGTTGTACTACACCATCTAATCCAATAATTGTTTTTGACAATTTATTCGACATATTCAACTTATGAGCATTACCAGCACCGATACCAGTAAATGTTATTGCAACACCTGAAGTTACATCCTCTTTTGTTGGGAATAATTGAAATCTATTTTCATCTAATGATTTTGCAAATACAGTTGTAGGTAAAATATCAGTAGTAACGCCAGCATTATTAACTGTTGATCCTATTGATATTGCAGTAGCAGCAATTCCAATAAATGTTGATGTTGGTTCATACGTAAGTTCTTCGTTTGTATTGAAGAAGTGATTTGAAATAGTAAATATTCCTGTACTCTTAGCAAGACCAGCACCATCAGGATTGAATGTTTTAGTGTATATTGGTGTGCCTTCAAATTGTAAATCAAATTTAGTTTTATTTGCTCTTCTACCCTCTAGTCCATCATATGAAGATAATATAACATCTGTCTCTACAGCACCATATTTTAAAATACCTGGAATATTATCAAAATCGGATGCTGAATATAAAACTTGATTATAAGCTTGAACAGTAACTGCATCAGTAAATTCTGCATCAGGAACAAAAAGTAATGAGATATTATCACCATTTGTATCTGATATGAAAGAACCAATTCCAGATGTTGAACCTAATGAAACATATGGATACTGAACAACTAAGACATCTGAAGCATCACTGATTGCAATAACTTGATGAATAGCTGAAGTTTGTCCAGTAGATACCTTAACTAATGATTTTACGGAACCATCTATTGTTTTGTCAAGATTAGCATAAGTAATAGAAGTACCTGTGCCAACATTGACTGTAGATTCAAATCTCGCACTTCTTTCAGCACCTATAGGTTGTCCTGTTGTTAAAAATCTATATGTGCCAATTCCAGCAGTTATTGTTCCTAAACCAATTATATTTGCTTTTGCGTCTAGTGTAGTAATTCTATCATTTTCAATTTGCAATTTAACAAAATTATTTTCCATTCTGGCAGTTAGTACACCAACACTATTTGTAGTAACAGAACCCCCATCATCAATATAAACTTGTGATGTAGTGGTGTCTACACCATCAAAATCAATTGTTATTTCGTTATAATTAAATTCTTTAGTAACTGAGTCTTGAACAAAAATAGTTGCATGTAATCCATTAAATTCATCTTTATCAAATTGGGCAACTGTTGTAGTAACAAACCCTGTTGTAGCAGACGCTATTCCTACGTTTGCACTTACTAGTTTTATACTTCCAAGAACACTAGTTGTAACACCCAAAGTATCATTATCGTAGAAAGTTTTGACCATTTTAATATCATGGTCTTTCGTAAATTTTTCAACAGGATTGAATAATAAATTTTTAGTTCCGTCAGTTTTTACTTCAGTATCAAAACTTCCTAATAATATATTTGCATCAACACTATCTGAACCTATTCCAACTCCAGTGCTATCTGATGATTTTTCTAATAATAAAACATCATTTTCTGTTGTAAGGAGAACTAATTCAGTTAATTGTGTATCAGATGTATCAGGATCAGTTATTTGAATTAAATAATGTACAAATTTACCATTAATTTCATTTAAAACAGTAGAATTTGCAGCAAATCCTACACTTGAAAACTCATCACTAACATCATCATGAATAAGAACTCTATTTGAGATACATTTATTAAAATTCGTTAATTTTTTCTCTGATAATATTAGAGATTTTGTTTTATTTCCTGATCTATTAAAATCTAATGCATTATCAAAATTATTAATAGCATCAACTCTATTATCATCGCTAAGTACATCAAGAATCGTAACATCTATTGCTGATCTAGAAGTACCAATTCCCACATTAGTTTTGGTTTCTATAAATGTATCTGCAAAGTTTTTTAAACCTGCAGGGTGTAATATACTATTCAAACTATTTGAGAATTTATCCCAAGCAATAGGACTCTTTACAGAATATGATAAGTTTTGATAATAATCATTATTAGGAGTTACTTGAGTATCATCACTTAATTTACCTATATCATCAATCCATCCAATATCTTGACGATTTGAGAAATCTGTTTCAAATTTGCCTTTATTATGTTTTAAACCAACAATCTCTGCTGATACACCAGTAGCTCTTCCTTCAATTCTATCACCTTTCTTAAGGTACTCTAATCCATCCAATTTAACATAGTCATCTCTTATTTCAACTACAGTAAGTTCAGAATCCTCATTATTTAAAAGAATTGGTTCATTATCTTGAAAAACACCTCTAGTTTGAATTGGACGTATATCTGGATAATTTTTTCTATTGATGATTGATGCAAATCCAGATTGGAATGATTTTGCAATACCAGGATTTGTAGTAACACCTGCTACGCTAAATTTTACAATGGTAGTGCTGCCTGGAGTGTATGATTGAACTGTAAAGAACTGGAAACTGTGGTCAGCAGAGTTAAATCCCTCTCCTAGAACTTCTCCACTACTAGCATCTCCATTAGACGTGCCTGTACTTAATCCTGATATTCCTCCTTCTCCAACTCTTTGTATTCCCTCTACATAAATTTCATCACCAACTTGAAATGGTTGTGGATCAAGGAAACCGTTAAATGGTGTTTCCATGAAACAAGTAACTAATCCTCCAGAACTAGTTTGCATTGAATTAATTCCTATTCCATTTGAATTATTAATCGCAAAAATCTTATGCTCAACAGAATCTAAACCATTTATTGGTGCAATAATATCAACATCAGCGATTGTTTGACTAGGAACTTGAGGACTTAAAGAAGAATTATCTACAATTGTGTTAGAGGTTGGATTAAAGAGTATTAAACTTGGTGGAGTTGTATAATCTGTACCACCATTTACTATTTCAACGTCACTTAATTGATCTAAATTATCAATATTAATAATTGAAGGAATGTATACTTCGGGTTCTAGAGTCTTATCTGATGAATACTCATAACCAAGATCTACTATTCTAAGACTTTCTATTTTACCTATATTTTTTGAATCAGCGACTAAGTTAGCGTTAGTGCCATTATCTGAGATTACTTCCTTAAATACGGGTACTTTTTTATAATTAAATCCTTTTGATAATATCCTGATATTTTTAATTGCACCATTTACATTCTTTGATTTCGTTGAATATTCAAGTGTTTCGCAATCTGCTTCTTCATAACGCAAAAATTCAGGTACCTTTGGTGAAAAATCAAATGTTTCATTTGTCACATTCGATATTTTATACTCACCATTATATAAACTATCAACAAAAATAATTTGTGAGTAATTTTGCACACCAGTATCTGCTGTGCTTATAAATCCACCCTTAGTTAATCCATAATATAGAATTGGTGGTGTTGAAGTAGTTGGTTGTAAAGTTAAAGTCGCACCAACAGGATCACTACTATCTGTTCCCAAACCTATTGTTCCTTGTGTTTGAACATTGAATATTGTTGAATCAAGAGAACTTAGATATTCATTTTCACCATTTTCATAGAAAATATTAAAGTCAAAATCTGCAAGATTGGTTGTTGATAAACCAAATGTAAGTTTAGAGTTTTTATATACTTTGATTTGAGGATTAATAGGTGATATAACTTGATTATTTCCACCACTATTTGATGTAATATCAATCAATTTTATTGGATCTGCATATAAATCATTGTAAGTTTCTGCAAGTTGGAAATATCTACTGCTTACTTCATGAACAAAATAAGAACCATTAGGTATTCCAGTACCATCACCTGTGTAAAAAACTTTATCTCCTGTTTTGAATCCATGATTTGCAATATCAATCCTATTTGTTTCTACATCTGAGCTAACAAATTTTATTGGATTTATAATTAATTTTTCAAACTCTGAATTATAGTCAACTTGTATAGGTGTTGTTGTATCAATTCCAACAGGTAGATTCGGTACAACATTTATTGTAACAATATCCCCATTTTGCAAATTATGAGTCGTTGTATTCGCAGCAGCAACTTTTGTAGTCAAAGTGCTTATAACTTTATCAATATCACCAGTCACCTGTTCAAATTGTGATGTTATATTATAAAGATGTGTATTAATACCACTAACATTACTTGCATTTGATTTGAAATAAAGTCCCTCTGATGTAGCACCAACCCCAATGGTTGTAAGACCAATATAATCATTACTTTTTTTAATTACAAATAAATCAATTGAGTTGTCTGTATTAAGGAATGGTAACGAAAAATTTCCATCCGAATCATTAGGATCATCAGTATTTGCAACATTTATCTGTTTATTAGCAACACCAGGAACATTAAGTTTTACTTTTTGTCCCGTGACAAATGGATGATTAGGAAGATAAATTTGTCTGTTTGGAATAGATATTGATTTAATTGTTTCTCCAACGACATAATTTGTTGATATTGCCTCTCCATCAGTTCCAACTCCAATTTGTTGAGGTGCGTTGAAGTAAACAACATCATTTAATTGAGACTCAAATTTCTTTGTTTTTACAGGTAATGATATAACTGTGTTTAATATATCAACATTTGATCCGTATGTGTGTGCAACTCCAGCACCTCTAGAGACACGAATTATTTTTTCTGCAGGGAATATATTAATTACTTCGACAGTTTCATCAATTGTTCCTGATTGGAATTCAGATGTATTTCCAGAACCAATTCTTATGATTCCACCAACTGAAACATCATTAGGTATCTTATTAACAAAAACATCTTCTATCGCTACATTGCCAGATGTTACTGTCTTCATTGGTGAAATTAAAGACACACGAGAAGTATTGATACCAATTTCAAATGAATTTGTTAATCCCTGAATTGAAGTACTCAAACCAGAAACTAAAACATAATCTTTGTGATTTAATTCAACATATGGTAAATAATTTGCTCTTACTTCATTATTACTAATCCAAGTAAACACTAAATTTTCAAATGTAGTAAGATTAGTTTCAATAAAAGATACTCCTAAACCAACTATATCACTTACCTGTGCATTTAATCCTGTACCATTTGTATCTGTATTATCAAAAGATGTGTAATCACCAACCTTATATCCAGTTCCTGGGTTTAATATAGTAATGTCATCAACTTCACCTTTTGATACTGATAATACTTGTGATGATTGTCTAATAGTTTCATTAGACTCAATAAGGAAATCATTATCAGCAAATTCTTCATTTACATTATAAGGATAAGTATTTCTAGATAAATTTGAATTATTAAAGTCAAATTCATGATTTAATTTAAGATTATCTTGTATTAAAGGTAATCTAAATGATTTTCCTATAAAATAAGGATATGCTCCAACTAATTTACCATTAATGTCAACTTCTGCAGTTGCAAAGTAAGCATATATTCCATTTGGAAATTCTGGGGTTTTACAGAATCTTCCATTATGTACATCTAAATCTCCAGAATTGTTGAATATATAATCGTTAATAAAATACCCATCATCAAAACCAGATGGTCTATTATCAACTTTACTAACATCTTTGATATAGGATGAACTTATTAATTTTAAAGCAGAACTAATATTATTTGGATCCGTATATCCAAATGGTCCATAAATTGGATTTCCATCATATGCCCAACCAATTATTGATGAGTGTTTTGTTGGTTTGTCAAAATCACCATTACTTAAAACATCGAAACTATCTTTTTCTAAATTTGTAAGTAATTCCTGATTACAACCTATAACTCCAAAACTTAAAAAGTCACCTCTTGAGACTAATGTAGTGTCACCAGATTTACCCTGTTCGTTAATTTGTAATTTTCTTACAGTAGTATCAAATGCACCATTGATACCAATGTTAGAAACAGTTGCATCTGTAGTGCTCTGACTGTACCCTATACCAGCGTTTACAACAACAGTGCTGATAAGTTTACCATTTTCAATTACAGGTCTTACAATGGCACCTGAACCCTTATCAGTAGATGTTATTAATATTTCAGGATTTGAGTAGTAATTTTCACCTTGATCAAGTACAACCACCTCTTCAACCCTTCCATTAGAGATTATTGGTCTAATTTCTGCATATTTTCCACCATCAATAGTAATAGATGGTTTTGCTATATTGTTTAATATAGTTGAACCGTAATTAGATCCACTCTCATATAGATAAGCACCAGTAAACGAACCTTTAACGTAAGGTGTTATGGTAAAATCACCAGTCACTGTACCCCCATAACCTACTTCAAGGTTAACTTTAATATCAGGATATTTAAAAGTTTGATAACCTGTTCCAGTAGAATTCAATCCAACAATTTTACCTCTTTCAAAATCTACAGAAGATGTGCCACCTACACCAGCATTTGCTAGTTTGAATGAATTATCATCAACTTTCATCACATAATAAGATGATGATGTTGATAGACCCTGAATTTCTCTTGGCATTGTTGAACCAATACCAACCATAGGTGTGTAATTAATTAAATCACCATGATTAAACCCATGATTAATAAAATTAACAGTATCAAAAGAAGTTGATATTCCAGATGGTTTGACAATTAATTTGCGATGTTGATATCCTTCTCCCGATTCAATAACTTTAATATCAATTATTGTATTTTTTGATATGGTTCTAAAGATATGCGTACCAGCTGCTGCAGTATCAGTTGATAATCCAACTGTATTGATTCCTGAAAGAGCATCATTTTGCGTATTGTAGATTCTAACAGTCGAAGTATTGACAACTCTTACATAATAAGGATCTCCACTTGCTAAAGTTCCAGTTATAGTATTAGTTCCATCATAAGCAGCACCTATTCCTATTGACGGATTACCGTTATTTAAGTAATATACTAATTCCCCATTCTCTAAATTATGTTTCTTTTCAAATGTGATTGTCTCGTCAACGATATCAATACCACCACCAAAGAATATATCTCTACTGTCAAAGGTTAATTCTCTATATCTATCCCCTGTTACTGCTTCTAAGACACATCCTGTTCCATTTCCACCAGTTAACGAAATATTCTTGACTGATTCAATATCAAAATCTTGCTGATCTATGAGAATCTTTTCAACAGATCCAGATAAAATAGGTTCTACCAGTGCTTGATCACCAGTGCTAGTTTCTACAATTATTTTTGGTGGATTGATAATATCATAATTCGATCCACCATTTATCACTTCTACATCAGATAAACCACCATAATTTATGAAATCCTCTGATACTGGAGATCTTAACTCTACACCATCTTTTAATATTCCAATATCACCAATGTTTTCATCATTATTTGATGAATTGATTAAATTTTGAGTTAAAGGAAATTTTCTTAAAACTTTATTAGCACTTATCTTCTTATCATGATGTCTCTGTATAGTAAATACGTGTTGATCTTTAGTAGATACTCCTAATCCAATTTGTACAGTGCTTGCTGTCCCAATTTGTGCTCTAGACAAATATAGTGCTATTTTAGTAATATCTGTACCAGGTGCCTCTACTTGTGGGTCAACATAATATAATTGTCCATCATTTAAACCAGGAGGAACTTCAGATGGATCAGTATTTGCAGAATTGGGATCTTTAATTGAATTATATACAACAGCATCACCTTGTATAAATTTTATATCTCTATTTGTGTCGAACTTAAATCTAAGAATGTTATATAATCCATTAATATCATCTTGACCTTCAAGTGCAAAATTAACAGTTGTTTGTGCTATACCAATAATTTTTTCACTGATGACTTGATCTGTAATATCATAACTTGGTAATGAGTTTGATGCGACATAACCATCTGTATTACCATCAACATATACATTTAATACATCAGATATAATCTTATCATTTCCTTCTCTTATTTCAAGTCCCGTACTAGATGCCTTTTTAATTACTCTACGTATATCATACTGTTCACCTGAAACAGGAGTAAACCCTAAATTAGTTAAAGTTATTTGGTTTGAATTAGGACTAACACCACCTTCAGCGACTGTAAAAGTACCATCTACAACTTGTTCATTCCTTCTTAATACTTGAAATAGATCACCCTCTGTTATAGAAGATTTATCAAGTTTAACACCCAAATCAAGTGTTGCACCAACGTCATCTGTTGCAATACCAACTTGGAATCTTGAACTTGTATTATAAATCCAACTATTCGCAAATTTTTGTTTATAATCTAGAGATTCATTTAATATCTTTTCACCAATATTTTTTACATATATATTTTCTCCCTCTTTAACTAAAGTAACATCATCATCAGTTACTAATTTAGATAAGACACCAGTAGTTCTTAATTCAATTTTTTTAGTTATATCACCATTTTCATAACCAAATACAAAATCATCACTTCTAATGTTATCTGCAGTATTAATTGGAATTGTTATACCTGAACAACCAAAGAACTGATTAATAGATTTAGATTCATAGTTAATTGTATTAGTTCCACTTTTAAGAATTCCTGTATTGCCAAATCCAATAGTTGAATCAACTGATATAATAGTGTCAGTTGTTGATACTCCAGATAAAACTTTTGTATTTGGATTAACTGTAAATATACCTTTTATTAAATCACGATCACTATATCCTACAAATAATGAGATACGATAATAAGATTTACCATCTCTGCTGAATATTTCAACCTCAGATACAGACGCATTAGTCTCTAAATCTCCATTTTTATATAATGTTTGTCCTACTAGGTTTTGAGGATCTCCACCAGATATTAAATCACAAATAATAATTTCTCTTCTTATATACTCAGCATCAGATGGTTTTATTAAATTACTTTCAAGGTCTAAAATTCTTGACTCTACTCCATATAATACCTTAAATAAAACTCTAATTGACTCTTCTATACCTTTTGATTGGTAGAATGAACGAGCAAATTTTACAAAATTACCTACGTCCAAATCTGAGGTTAAAGTTGAATCCTCAAAACCAGGTAAAAATGTTTTCTTTAATTTTCTATAAAATTCCTGTAAAAATAAAACAGATAGGTTCTGAAGTGATGATCCATCAGTATGAGAAGATGCTGTAGTATCTTCAAACTTTAAACTCTCTTTATTAACATCGATAAGTGAAGATGATACACCAACGTTATAACCTGTCACTCCACTAAATCCACGAATACAACCAGTGAATGAAGTAGATGTTATGCCAGTATAAGATATTATTTCATCGTCTATCTTTAATAAACCATACTCTGAGGGAAATCCTTTAGTGCTTGGAACGTTGATTGTGGTATCTGTTGAATCTATACTAGACGTAATAGATGTTAGACCTACAACAACTTCTGGAACTAAATTATCAACTTTTAAATATTGATCAAAATTACTTATTAAATCACTTGTACCTCCTTGAAATTCTTGTGAAATATAATATTGTTTAAAAAATTCGACTGCATTAGGAAAATCAGCTGAGATAAACTCAGGCAACTGATTCTCAATAATAGTATTGACCTTTATTCTTTTGTCAATTTGTGACATAAATTATTTCCTCTCTAAAACTCCATTTGAGTAACTTGAGGTATAGTAGTCTCTAGTAAATACAACACCTGATACATCTTCTCCTGATGCGATTACGTCCTTAACCATATTTATGGTACTATTAGAAATGTCTAAACTGACAAATAAATCTTTAAGACCTATAACATCGTTTGAATCGGGAAATGCTTGTATTTCTATTATGTTGTTTTGAGAGATGGTTGAAGTGATATTGATTGTATTTAATATCACTTCACCTTTTTTGTAATCGACAGAACCCGCTTCTTTTAAAAGCACTTTAACGTTATTTTTTTGGTCTTTAGTTACAACACTAATAGTTCCCTTCATGCTAGTGTCAAGATTACCAGCAGCATCTTTATTTGGAATATCAGTAAAGTACGCTATTGATGTACTACCTGAAATAGTAAATCCAGTGCTCTTAATATTGTATCCAGCAGGATTTATATAAAACTTATTACCAAAGCATAATTCATATTGAGCAAATTGATTAATTAAAGCATTTAAATCTCTTCTAATAATAACTTTAGTGATATTTGATGTTATACCATTATCAATACGGTCAATTAGTTGATTTACCTTACTATACTTGAATCTTCCACCAAATTTATTCATCTCAACATTATCTGCATAACTTTGCAATGCACTCAAAATATTTGTTCTTAAATCAGTTGATGAACCTACTTTTATTGGGTCATAGTATACATATGAGTCAACTTCAACATAAAGTATTTTAAGATCAATTATCTCTGAGTTAATTCCTGCAATCGCATAACTTTTTAATTTATTTTTAATTTGAGATTTATCAAAATCTGATATAAAAGTACCATTTTTTGGTTTGATACTTATCTGTACTTTTCCAAACTGTGGTGGATCTAATTCTTCACCACCAATAACTGCAACAGATTCTGTTTGAGGATAAATTTGATTTATTATTGCTTCATAATCTCTTGATGTAACTGCTCTATGCTGTGCTGAGTAAAGTCTTGGTGCAAAATACTTAATAGAAGACACATCTTCAACTTCTGCCCCGTTAGAAGCGTTTGTAACGGTAGTTATAGTTACACTATCTGTTGGTGTAAAGAATGCTCCATCATCTTTTGAGAAGGTTCCTTGGAAACTAAAATTACTTGGACCGTTTCCATCCTTTCCTTCAGTTACAATATAAGTTGCAGTAACTCTTGAACCATTTTCAAGTTTTTTACCAAAAAATCCATCTCCAAACAAAATTTCATATTTTTCATCTTGAACTTCTTGTGAAAGATAAATTTCAGAGTTTTTATTTAAATTTAAAATATTATCTACCTTTGCATACTTTCTTCCAATCGTAACTTGGTTTGGATCTGCAACATATACAACCAAAGTTGATGCATCGATGCCAGGACTGTCAATTATAAACCTTTGATCTTGTGATGTATCAATTCTGTATACACGAGATAGATATGTTCCTTCATATACTGATATATTATCACTAAATTGAGCAAATGAGTGAATTATATCATTTCCATTTGAATCTGTACCTACACTTTTACTTACAATTCCCGTTGATGTAATATTTTCGGGTATTGAGAATCGATAAGTTGTATTTTCACTATTTCCAACGCATACAAGACCCGATCTAAGTGTTAATTTCTTTGGTGTAGCATTATTTGTTAATCCTAAATCAACTTCTTCAAGTTTTATTGTTGCAATTGCTGATCTTTTTGAACGTGGTACATATCCAATGTTTCTTGCAAGTGAAACCACGTTTTCACGAATGGTTGCAGAGTCTAAGAATGCTTCATTTGCAACTAAATTCGCATTAAATGAGTTAATATAAGTATTATACGCTAAAGTATCAATTAAAACAGAAAAGTTAGACCCCTCAAAGTCAAAATCCTGAAAATTTGAGTTTGAACGGAGAAAATCCTTAATTTGTGCTTTGATATTTTCAAAGTCTAAACTAGTATACTGAGTAAAGGGCATATTATCTGGTTGGTTCTAGTATAAAACTGAAAGATTGAGTTGGAACTTCTAATCCAATAATCTCAAAAAGTACCTTAACCTCTATTTCATTCCGATCAGGTCTTCCATCTACCTCTACACCAAGTTCACCAACTCTAGGTTCAAAATTATATACTGTTTCACGTATTTGATCCTCAATTACAGCAATTGTTGTTCTTGAGTAATTATCAAACAATGATTCTCGTATATCTGTGCCTATAAGAGAGTTAAAAAACCTTTCAGTGGGTATTGTTTCAACTAAATTCCTCACTGATCTAACAATTGCACGTTCATTAAGTAGCACAGGAAGGTCTTTTGTCACTGGATGAGGTGAAAAAGACAGACTTATATCCTTAAATGCTCTTGATTTGCGTGTGATCGCCATTATTGATACTTTTAGATTTATTTATACCCCATCAAGGAGTATATTCATACCCATACTTCTGTAGATATTCCTCAAATTCATCATCAGGGACTA